TAGTTTTCATAGCTTCGCCTCGATATAATCAGATATAAAATCACTAAGAACGTCTTGCATATCTAGCTCGACATCATCGCGCTGCTTAGTGTATAGCTTGCGTAGCCAAACGTGGATTAAGCCGTTTTCAAAAATATGATCTTCCAGGGCTTCGTGAAAGGCAGAGTCAGTATTATCAGTATCGAGATAAGTATCGAGATAAGCGTCTAAAAAATCGTACTTTAACTTTTTAAGGTCTAGCTCTACTGGCGGCTCTGGTGTTGCTACTCTTGCTGGATTATCGTTTAACATTTTATGCTCCCTTTGCATTGAATGATAAATATATTATTACGCGTTATAAGTTTAAAGTAAACCTTTTATTTAACTAATCCTTCTGACCAGTTTTTATCGGTTAATCTATCAAAAACAGATTTTTTTGTTATATATTTTTTATTGGTTTTTATATTGGTTTTTAGGGGGGTTATATTTACCCTGTCAGTAGGGTCGTTATTTACCCTATTTAGGGTACATTTTACACCAGTTACATTTTTACCCTGTATAGTGTATTGGTTGTTAGTTCCGCCCTTTGATCGTTTAATCTTTATCCACCCTTCGGCTTCTAGGTGGTCAATATGCTTGCGAACTGTTTTCTTAGTTAAGCCTGTCTCCGTCATTATTCGTATCTTAGACGGATAGCACATTAGCTTATTGCCATGCAGATACTTTCTAAGATAAGCGGCTATAAGTTTAGAGTTGCTAGGCAAGTCTGATTGCCAGACTGCATCAAGCCAGTTAGTGGGAGTCATTAGCCGCCCCTCATAACTTCTAAGCCGATAAAGAACGCCTGGGCGCATATTACTAGCAGATAAAAGCAACCTAACTGAAACGCTAGGATTAATAAAAATGCGCCCGCCTCTAATAATTTATTTATCATATCTTTCTCCCAATACTTGCCAAGCCTTAGCTGCTGTTTGTGGTACTACTCCGTTCCCCAAGAGTCTAAGTCTGTCCACCCTGTCGGTACACCCATCAACCACTCTACCCACTCTGGGTTCAGGCAGCCACTTGGCATACTCGGATCCTTTACCTTGGCACACAAGTAACTCTTGTTGTCCATGTGCACCTGGCTTTTGCTTCCCACTGGCCCGCAATCCTTGTACTCGCTCGCTCTGGGAGTCGGCCAAGATATAGACTCGCTTTCTCTGGTGCGGTGCGCCAACTTCACGCGCTGAGAATATTCCCCACGCTGTTCTGTAACCATCTTCTTCCAAGTCACTGATGACGCTGGAGAGTCCCAGCGATATGTGTCCTTCAACGTTCTCGAAAAAGCATCTATCTGGTCTGATGGTTTTAATATGCTTTTTGATGTATGGGAATAAATGTCTGGAGTCGTCTGCTCCTTTTCTACTTCCTGCTGCTGAGAACGGCTGGCAAGGATAGCCGCCAGTGATAATGTCAACTGTTCCTCGAAATAAGTGTGCTGGGAATGTTTCAAGATTCGTCCAAATAGGTGCGGGAGCCAGCTCACCTGATTCCATTTTCGCGAGCAAATTCGCAATGACATAGGCTTCGATCTCCACATAAGCGAGGACTCGATGCTCGACTCCAGCAAGCTCAATTCCTCTTTCGATTCCACCGTATCCGCTACAAAAGCTGAGGACGGTTGGTAGTTCTTCGGTAGTACCCACATTAAACTCTCCTTTAGTAAGTTGTTATAGCCCAGATTGCTACAGGTAACGCGAGGAGCATACCACCGATCAAGCCAATGAAGGTATCGAGCAAGAACATCTCTAACCTAGATATTTCTCTTTTACTAGTGGCGCAGCCTTTAAAGCCGCGAGTGTCGTAGTGGTAGCCGTTTTTATAATCGTTAGTTATCATTTTCTTGCCCCCTATTAAAAGTCTTGAATGATGTAAGTAAGCGGTAATTCAGTTGGAATCACAACAGTTCTATCTTGAAGCCATGTAATTACCTGAATCTCCATTTCTGTTAGGTCGTCAGATAAATCAAGCTCAGAGCCTATCTGATAATTATCTATCAACTCATCTAACTCGTAAGGTGAGTACTCGCAGCGAATAGCTACTGGGTCGAGTTCTAAATCAATACCAGTATCTTCCTCATACTGCTCAAGGTATTCAGCCATTGTTCGGCATAGGCTGTAACAACCATTTTCGTTACCCATTGCGCTAACAGCCATTAAATGGTCTGCGATTTCATTAGTAGTTAGTGATATAAACATTATATTGTCCTCGGTTGTGGGGCTTTCGCCCCGATTAATTTAAATAGTTTCTAAGAGTCTTACGGGTAACGCTAACTCACCAGCGCCTACTCGACTGTGATCTTGCGGGTCAACTGCTTTTAATTGCGCCCATTCTTCACCGTCAGACTGTTTAAAAAAACCTATGATTATGAAAGTGCCAGCATGTTTGCCTTTGACTATTTGATTGACGTTCATTGGGTTGCTTCCTGTAGTTGTTTATTAAAGTGCTGACTTGATTTGTGATAAGTCATCAGATGACATTGCTGATTCAGCTTTCTTTATCAACATTTCTTTGACGTTGTTTCTTAATGTAAACATGACAAAACTCAAATCACCTGTTCTGCAATGCTCATTGTCAATTACATGCAAAGCTGCTGTGATGTCCGATTGTTCTAAAGCTTCAGAAAGATAATGCAAAGCGCCTGTGTGATCATTACAATTTGTGCAAGACTTAATTTTTTTAACTAATTTTTTCAAGTTGGTCATTTGTTTAATTCCTTTGTTTTTTTAAGTTGATGGGGTAACTATATACCCTGTTACGCGTTAGATAAAGGTATTATTGACAAATAATTTGCTATTATTATAGAATAGTATATTAATCAAACCAGGAGAGGTTATGCAGCAGGTAACAGCCAGCCAAACAGTTAAGAGAGCAGGGTTTCAATCGCTAAAACAGGTAAGCGAAATAACAGGGCAGAGCCATCAGACTCTAGGTAATTGGTATAAGAATAAGCGTAATTTATTCGATATAGTTATATTGGGTTGCCAGACTCTAGTTGATTCGCAACATCGACAGCGCGTTGACCAACTTGGTCAGCATAGCGAGAGTTAAGTAACTCAGCACCAGCTAGGTCGAATTTACCAGTCTCAATGTGGGCTATAGTCTTTTTAAATTGTTTAAACTTAGATAAACCCATGTTAAATACTAGGTTGATAACAGCCTCTTTCCGTACAGGCGACAGGTCAGCGAACCACTCAAAGTTAGCCCAGCACTGCCCAGCAACGCGAGCTATATCGTTCTCTAGCATATAAGTGGCTTCTTCTTTGGTAATACCTACATCGTCTAGGTTACGCCCTACGCCGATTGTGAGCTTGCCCGCAGTGCATTGATACGGCTCTAATTTTAAGCCTTCATGGATTATTAGCTGCTTAGTTAGGCGTGTCTTGTCTATCATTTCTTTCTCATCTCCATAAGGCTCTTTGCGCCTCGTACTCCAAAGCTGCTGGATATAGCGATAAATAGCAGATATTGATACCACTCAGGCAGCTCCGTTAATGCTTTAAAACTTTCAGATACTCTAGCTACTACCGCCATATCGTCAGCAGCGATAGCGTAACCGATCATAAAAATAGGTATAGACAGTATGATTGTCCAGAATTCGTCTTTCCAAGAGTTAGCGGAAGCGTCAGCCATTTTAGACTCCCACTCCGCATCATTCTCGATTACCTGCATCTTTGCTTTATGCTTGGCTTTCTTTTCTTCTGCTTTGTTAGCCAGGTGATTACCTACCAAACCAGCGACAGGTTTAATCAGCGCTTGCCACATTACTTCTTTTTGACCTTTTTCATAGCACCAGTTTTTTTCTTTTTAGGTGGTCGCCCTACTTTCTTACCATATGTACCTTTACCGCTTGGCATTTTTTTTCTCCTGCGCTTTCGCTTTTGGTTGGGGTTTACGCGATTCTTTCATTGCTAGTTTCATAGCCTTCAAGCCTTGCGCTGTGTATGGATATTTAATACCGTTAAAGTCTGGCATTACTCTATTTCCTCTATCTCTGTATTGCTGATAATTAGTGTAGTTTTAGCCCATTCTAACGCACCTACGATCTCTCCGTAAGTTAATAAGCCTTGCTCTGCGTATTCATCAATGAGAGCAATTATATCGTTGTAGAAGTCGTCTGTAGCTGCATTACGATAGCTATAGTTGTTGTGCTTAGTTAAATCTTGTACGTCAGACATTATAACCTCTCAGTAGATCGCCTTACCTCACCTTTCTCTTTATCCAAAACTAACAGGCACATAGACTGCCCGCTTACATAACCGCTGGAATCGTGCCAAGCATCAGATGGCGGCAGACCTGCAAAGCTCTCGGTTATTGTTTGACCATAAGTCTCGCGGCTAATTTGCTTGCTGTGGATATGACCATGCCAGCAGTACCTATGCTCGCTCGCGCCCCATTCTTCAGGGTATCTGGCGGCAAAATACTCAGCCATTTTAGCGTGCTTAATTGTATCGCCATGGGTGACCATGAAAGCAGTCTTACCATGTTGATAAACCCAGCATACCGCAGGTGACATCTCTATGGTAACTCTTTTATTGTTGCGCCAGTACGCTTGTTGTTGTGCTTTCAGCGCCATACTGGTTATTGCATCGTGATTACCACGACAGTGACGCACTATAACGCTGTTGTAACGCTTCAGGGCTTCTTCTACGATAAAGGACATAACCTCAAGCCCTATCAAGAAAACGTGCTCCAGCCGCCCGTCAGTGTCGAGTGGAGTACCTTTAGTAGTCGTTCCTATGTAAGTGTCCGCGTGGTAGT